CCGCGGCGAATCCCGCCGGCCGGAGTAGCACAGCCCTCGAGCCATTCTGGAAATCAATTCCCGTCAGCTCTTCGTCGAGCACCGTGCCCGGTGTTCCCCCAAACCTCGTCGGGATCGCTGCGTTGTGCCAGTAGCCAATATCCAGATACGTGGTGTGCGCGACCGTCGATCCGATCTCGCTCGAGAAGTGTCGGCAGTTGAGTTGCCCCAAACCTCCGGACGCCCCGGTCACGCTCGCCGAGAGAACCTGATCGTTGTTTAAGTAGACTTTGATCGCGCCGGTTGTGTCTCCGGTCTTCGCGTAGCGGATGAGAACGTCGAGCTTATACCACTTGTTCAGGTCGAGCGCCGGCGACGTCGCGAGCAGCGTTAGGACCGCGCCAGACGTCGAGTTGTAAATCGCGAGCTGCCCCGACGGGAGCACTTTGATCCTGGCGCCGGCTTCGTTCGATACCTGGCCGAGTGAGCGCCAGAATTGCACCTCAGACCCGCCGAGCTTCCTGAGCTTGATATACAGCCGCTCCCACGAATCGTCTGCGACCGCGGCTCCGTAGTGGTCGAGCCGTCGCGTTAAGCTGTCCGTCGAGCCACGCATCCCGAACCCGTAGCCGTCGACCGTCCTTCCCGCATCTCGAAGCATCCACGGATCGATCAGGTTCGACGGATCGATTCCCTGCTGTGGCGACTCGAACGCCTGAAACCCTCCCATCCATCGCCGTTGTGGGATCGGTGCTCGAGTCCCTCCCCCGTCCGGGATCTGATCGCTATTCGGCGGATCGAACACGAACACGCCACGCCAGTAGAAGATCGTCGTCGTGCCGAAGAGCGCCGGGATTCCAAACCATCCGCCACTTTTGCGCTTGAACTTCGCGACGTCGGTTGGAAAGTTATTCGCGTCCGTGAACCATTCGGAGTAAATGTAGGGAGCCGCCGGAATAGGATCATTCGGCCCGATCAGCGCCAGGTCGGTCGGGTTGCCGTTCGCTGTCCCGAACTCGACCGCGGCGCCATCAGGTGCCCGGACAATCGCGCACGTCTGCGTGACTACCTGCTCAATTGACGTGCAAGCGATCTGACCTGGCGGATTTTCATTGAGCTCCGCCACCTGATCCGCATCAGTGAGATGGACCTCGTAGGTGAGAAATTGAATTTCTGCCATTCGGCTCCCCGCCTATCCCTAGTCTTCGTCGCCGATCACGTTCGCGTCGCCGGTTCCCGCTTCTTGCCCGCCATGCTTCGCCCTCAACACCTCATCGTGCTGGCGCTGGAGCTCCTGCTGTCCTGTCGTGATCCTCTCCGGCGTCGACGGATCGACCAGCTCCATGTATTTGTCCGAAAATTCCTTCATGTTGCGAATCGTGAACACGTCATCTCGACGACGTCGCTTGTCGTCGTAGTAACACGGCTTCGTGGCCCGGACTCGAATCCCCCCGCCGTCTGTCGCCGGCTCTATCCGACCCGCGCCGTGGTCGACCTGATCCGCCGGCTTCAGCGCCCGCTGTTGCGCTGGCATTTCTTTCGCCGCTTTCTCTCTCGCCGCCGACGCTGACTGTCTTGCCATGTCTCCACCCTCCGAGAAAGAGAAGTCTTCCGGCGGGAAGCCCTCGAGCTCCCCGCCGGCCTTGCCGTGTGTTAGACCGAGTAACGCTTCGGATACGGACGCGCCAGCACCGAGAACAGCGCGTGAGACGTGAGCCAGCACGTTGCCGTGATGGTCCCTGCGGCCGTCGTGATTCGAACCCCGACGAACCGCTGGACGAGCGGCGACGTGGTCCGATTGAACGCTACGAAATGCAGCGATCCCGCCGGGAAGTCCGCGACCAGGCCATCGAGCCGGCCGTGCACCCGAACGCCCGCCGTGAGCGCCGCATCCGTCGCCGAGATAATCTCGACGATGACCGTTGTCCCGACCGCCAGGACGTCGATCGCAATACCGAAGCCCATCGGCTCGCCTTCGCCGATCTGCCGGGTAAAGCCCTGCTCGATCCCGAGATCGACCGAGTTTGTCGACACGGCTCCCGCTCCGAACGCTTGCGCGTCAGAGACGAGGCCGAGAGCATCTAGGAACATGGGATTCTCCTTCAGTGAACGAGACTCGATAAGTGGGATCCACGTTGGATCCCACTTGGATCTACCTTGCCCGTTCCCTTACGGAACGAGCGCCTCTGTGTTCAGCAGCGCGTCGACCCGCCGGATCGGAACGTCGCTGAAGTGCATCACCCGACGACCGGCGTAGTTCTCGAACGTCAGCCCGCCGCCGCCCTTCACCGCGAGCCGCTCCTGCTTCCGAAGAGCTCTCGCTGCCGTCCGGTTCATGTAGAACACGCGCCGACCAAGCATATTCGGCAGCGTCTCGAGCGACTGCTCCATCGCGTCGATGATCGTGGTTGCGTTCGCTACGAACGCATCCGAGATATCGACGTTGCAGATCCGCACGACGTAACGCCAATCCTTCAGCGCGATCCCTGCTTTCCACTGGAAGCGTTCCTGGAGCGCCCGCATGCGGGAGCCTGGCAGGCCCGCGACCATCTCGACGGTGACTTCGCCGAAGTCTTCATGGATCAGCCCGGCCCTCGAGCCCTTCGGGAAGATCCCATGAACAGTCTCGTCGTCCCACGCCACCAACCAGATCGACAGGTTGTCGGCGCCGACTCCGCCGGCCTTGATGATGTTGTCCATGTTCGCCGGCGACCCAACCGTTGTCGCGTAGCGAACGCTCAGACCCGAGAACTCTTCCGGCGCGAGGCCGCCGTTTCCGTAGAAGAGCGTCTGAGCCATCTCCTGATTCATCGACTCGATGAACGCGCGAGCTTCTGACAGCCGGAAGCTGGACTCGTTCCCGTTCAGGAGCGCCAGGTCTTTGTCGACTTCCGACCACGCCTCGAGCATCCCGGCTTGCTCGTCGATCTGCGCCGTGGTCGACTTGCTTGGCTGGACGCCCTGATTCAACAGGCGCCAGAAGACCGCCGGCAGGCCGGTGCGGACCGTGGTCCGGTGGCCGGTCGGCAGGTTGCCCTCTTTCCAAATCATATCCTCGAGGATCTCGTTTGTTTGCCGCAACAGTTCAACGATCACGGGAACCTTGCCGTCGGGATCGAGCCGCTTGGCCCAATCGGCGAGCGTGAGGTTTCCGGTTCCTAGTGCTGCCATAATCGTGACTCCTTAGCGGAGCCGGTCTTAGGTCGCTTTCGATCCGTAGAGCATTTCGGCGGCCGTCTTCTCTCCGCCGCCGCCTGCCCCCTGCTGTTGACCTGGCCGATCTTCCGCCATCAGTTTGCCGAGATCCGCCAGAAAGGCGACAACCTCGACGTGGTTTCCTGCTCCGCCTCGATTGATGAAACTGAGAAACGCCGCCCGTCGTGCATGCCCCTCCGGCCTGATTTTCGCTATGACGGCCCGCGCGAGCTTTTGTGATGTCTCGAGCTTGTCTCCGCCGTAGTCTTTATCCGCCTTGAGGTTCTCGAGCCATCGGTTCGATTGCGCCTCGATTGCGGCATCCTGTTCGACGAGCGCCGACTGTGCTTCCTCGTTTGTCCATCCGAGCGACCGCGCGATCTCCTCGACGTGCTTGAGATCGTCAGCCTCGAGCCGGCCGCCATCTGGCAGCTTGAGCTCGTATTTCTCCGGCGCCCCCGACTTGCCATCCCCCGCCGGCTTTCCGTCGCCCGCCGGCTTGCCGTCACCTGTCCCGCCGGCGACGGTCTGCTGCCCTGTCCCTGCCCCTTTGTCCGTCGACCCTGTCCCTGCTGGCGTCTGCTGTCCCGCCGGTGTCTGCTGTCCCGCTGGCGTCTGTTGGGCCCCGGTTCCGGTGTCACCCTGTGCCGTGGCCGCTCCCGCTTCTGGCGTCATTCGTCTGCCCCCTTCGTTTGCGCGCGTGAAATTTCCGCCGCTTCCAGTTCCCGCTCGAGCGACTCGAGCTCGACCCGCCCCTCTTTTTCCATCACAAGATAGAGCTCAGGGCTGGCCTGCCAGAGCATCGCCATCAGCTCATGCCCTGTGTCCTGGCGACCCGCGTTGTAGTAAATGAATGCGTTCGCCTGCATGATGCTCTCGTAGACCCGGCACTTCTTGAGGAGATCGCGGAAGACCGCTCGCCCCTCGACGGTGCCGAGCATGGCCCGGTAGTTCGAGAGCCGCCGCTCTTCGAACCGCGCCTCGCGCCTGGCCGACGGCCGGATCTGTTCTTTGTCAGCCGCGTTGTCTTGGAACGCTCTTTTCACATCAGCCTCGAGCGTGGATATTTCGTGCAGCCCTCTCGCTCTTCTCGACCGTCTGCGCTCCGGTGAATCACCATCAGCCACCCGTATTC